ATGACAGAGTGGTATTGGTCAGGTACAGTGGGGGCTTGGGCAAAGATGTGCAATCTAAGGTGTAAGCCTGACACTCAACTAGAGACCCGTATCGTGGGAAATGAGGTGTCGGATATTATGTTGCGTTACTTTCCTGTAAGCTGGGAGGCTTTAAGAAGATGACCAATCGCATACCAATGAAAGGTGGTGATGAGTATGATGGCCTTACTAAAGCACGTAAGTTTCATCTGTGGAAAGCTGGACAGTTAAAGAAGATTAAACGTGCTTACAATAAAAGGTTTCGTAAATACAGCAAGGAGATAAAAGATGAGTGAATATATTAATAAACCAATCAAGATCACAGAGATAAAAGATCATGAAGATGGTAGTGCTACGTTGCAGTTAGAGCTTGATCCTGAAACATATGCTGCTATATTCAACGTGGGTTTCGTTTACTTAATACGGAAAGGTATAGAAAGTGATGACTACTGATAAGAGACCTGTTAAGATAGAAGAAATACTGTCTATGTGTAAAACCATAGCTTCCAAATACAAACGACAAGATCAGTATGAAGACCTTGTATCTGAGGGTGTATTAGTTGCCTTGGAGCTACAGGAAAAGGAACCTAATATTGCTTTCAGCAGTATTTATATGTCCGTCAACAAGAGAATGCACGACTACCTAAACATTGATCTATTACCAGTGCATGTACCAGCTTCTGATGTAGCTAGGAGGTTGTCCCGTAATCCAGATACCCCTACGGAGGAAATGGGGGATAATACTTGGAAGGAAGAGAGCATTGACTACCTTAAGACAATATTCAAAGGTGGTTATGTTTCCTTAAGTGATTTAGATCAGCCTTTTGACGAATACACAGAGACCTATGAGGATAAAGACTTCAGAGAAAAGTTGTCTAAGGCGATACAGAATAAGTTAAGCAAGGAAGAGAAAGATCATATAGATATGAGATTCCAGGAAGGGTTATCCTTGCAAGAGTTAGGGGATAAGTTAGGAGTTTCTAAGATGGCAGTCGGTAAAAGGGAAAAAAAGCTAATGTCAAAACTGAGGGGTATTGTTGCAGATTTGCAATAGTCTATAATAATATAGACACTTAAGTTTACGTTCTTGGTTTTAGGTGCCTATATATAAATATCCCCTTCTTAAGTAACCCTTCCTATTACAAATATTATTGATAGTGTTTAAATGGAGAATGTACATGGAGTATGAAGAAAAGAGAGGATTACCTTGTCCCTACCCTGAGTGTGGATCAAGTGATGCCTTTAGTTATAATACAGGTGGTTTTGGTCGTTGCCACTCTTGCGGTACAAAGTATCCAGCACGTAAAGAAATGTTTGATTGGGCTAAGTCTGAGTACCCCCCTATTGGTAGTACCCCGACAGTGGAAAATAGCCCACCTACAACAGCTAAGGGTTCTGGTGACTATGTAGCAATGCGGGGTATCTCACCTCGTGTAATGGAACAGTTTAACGTCAAGACTTACGCTGACCGCCAAGAGTACATATACCCCAGTGGAGGAATTAAGGTCAGAGGTCTGCCTGATAAGTCTTTCTATGCAAAGGGTGGATTTAAAGGTGATGAGTTGTTCGGTATGAACTTCTTCACTGCTGGTTGTTCTAAGTCCGTGACCGTAACAGAGGGTGAACTAGATGCCCTTTCTGTCGCTCAGATGATGACTTCTGACTATATCAACCCTATTGTATCTTTACCATCTGCTACCCCTTCTAGCAAGCTGTGGGAGAAGTGTTCCGATTGGTTAAACAGTTTTAGTCGTATTGTGTTGTCTGTCGATAACGATGATGCTGGTAACGCTGTAGCTGATCGTATGTCTAAGATGTTCCCCAACAAGGTTTACCGTGTACCGCACGACAAGTTTAAAGACGCTAATGACTTTCTTGTTAATGGTGCTAAGGAAGAATTTTGTAGTGCGTGGTTTAATGCTAAGAAGTATACACCTGACAACATTCTTAATAGTACTGAACAGTTCTTAGACTTATACCTTAACACGCCAGAGCATGAGTATGTACCAACAGGTATACAGGCATTAGATGATAAGATTCTAGGACTTATGCAGGGTCACTTCACAGTGATTAAGGCTCCCACTGGGATTGGTAAGACTGAGGTCATGCGTTTCTTAGAGTATAATATGTTGCAGCGGGGCGTACCTTTTGCCTCTTGGCACTTAGAGGAAACTAAGTTGCGTAGTCTTTTGGGGTTTGTATCTTATAAAGTTAACGACAATCTTACTCGTCGTGATCTGATAGAAGAAAAGGGTGCTGAAGAACAGGTTAAGAAAGCTATCGGAGAATTGACTAAGGATGAGTTGTTCTATCAGTTCTACCTATCTGATGGGCAAGGTGGTGATGAGTTGTGTGAACAGATACGTTATTTCAGTCAGGCATGTGGGTGCAAGTTTGTGTTCTTTGAGCCTATACAGGATGTCGTGTCTGGTCAATCTGAAGAGACCAAAGAGCAGTTGTTAGCTGACCTGTCTGTAAGGTTATCCAAGTTATCAGCGGAGTTAAATGTCGGTATTGTTACTATCGCCCACACTAACGATAACGGTGATCCTAAGTACTGTAAAATGATTGGTCAGAGGGCTTCTGTAATCATCGACTTACACAGGGACAAGGAGTCTCAAGACTTTGAGGAAAGGAACACTACCTACCTCACAGTACAAAAAAACCGCCCTTGCAGTGAAGAAGGACGGGCAGGTAAGATGAAGTTTGATGCAGATAAGTTTACACTAATGGAGGTGTACTAATATGGAAGTTATTTATAAAGGTATTATCAATAAGGGGTGTAATATAATTGTATTTATTGATGGCAGAGTAGTTATTGACTTTAGGTATCTTAACAAGGCTTACATAATACCAGATTCAGTAGTAAAGGGGTTAAAGGAGGTAATATGACACCTAATGCAGAGACAGTATTCGACATAGAGACAGATGGTTTTGACAGCACTAAGATACACGTTCTATCCTATCAAACAGCAGCTATGGATGAGCCAAGGTCTATATTTGACTACGATGAAATGAGGGACTTCTTCTTAGAGTATAGCTTAGATCAAACATTAGCCTTAGTGGGGCATAACATTGTACGCTTTGATATACCAGCAGTGGAAAAGGTGCTAGGTATAAAGGTCAATGCAAAGTTAGTGGATACTCTAGGGTTAAGTTGGTACTTGCATCACAATAGGACAAAGCATGGTCTTGCATTGTATGGTGAAGAGTATGGTGTACCTAAGCCCAAGGTAGATGATTGGGAGGGGTTATCCAAAGAAGAGTATGCCCACCGTTGTGAAGAAGACGTTAAGATTAATGTACGCTTGTGGCGTGACCTAAAGCGGAAGTTGGAGAAACTATATGAATAGTGAAGCGTGGAGACTTATAGACTACATAACCTTCAAGTTAGACTGTGCTAGGGAGCAGGAGACCCTACGGTGGAAATTAGATGTTGCTAAAGCTGAAGATTATCTAAAGAAGTGGGAGGCTCTTAAGTCTTCTAAGGTAGAGCAATTAGCTGATGCCATGCCTGAGAAAGTTACTAAGAAGATGGTACAGGCACCAGCAGAAGATAAGTACTATAAGAAAAATGGGGAGATTTCTGTAGCTGGCGAAAAGTGGGTTAACCTTTGTAAACAGTATAGGCAACCTCTGACCGCTAAAAGTTTTATGATAGACCTAAGAGAAAGGGCTAACCCTAACTCCCCAGACCAAGTTAAGGCATGGCTTAATAAGGAGGGTTGGATGCCTCGCACCTTTAAGTTTACAAGGGATAGTGAAGGTAATGAGAAGAGTGTTGCACAAGTCAGGAAAGATGGTTTGTTATGCCCATCTGTCTTAGAGTTAGCTGAGAAGTGTGAAAGCATACGCATCCTTGATGGTCTCTCTGTTTTGTCGCACAGGATAGGTATCTTAAAAGCTATGTTACAGAATCAAGAGGGCGGGTATGTAAAGGCTACTGTAGCTGGACTTACAAATACTCTCCGCTTTAAACATGCTAAACCTTTGGTTAACCTCCCCTCAGTGGAAAAGCCCTATGGTGCTGAGATACGAGGATGCCTGATTGCCCCAGAGGGTTACGTGTTGTGTGGTGCGGATATGACTAGCCTAGAGGATACGACTAAGCGACACTATATGCAGCCACTAGACCCTCAGTATGTAGCAGAAATGTCAAAACCAGGATTTGACCCACATCTTGACCTAGCTAAACATGCTGGTGTTATTAGCCAAGAGGATATAGACAAGCACAACACAGGAGAACGCAGTTTAAAGGCATTACGCAAGAACTACAAGGTAGTCAACTACAGTGCTACGTATGGTGTCAAAGAGGCTACTCTATCTCGTACTACAGGCATGAAGAAGTCTGAGGCTAAGAAACTACTCGCTGCCTTCTGGGATCGTAACTGGTCCGTAGAGGCCGTGGCAAAGGGTGTACGTGTACGGGAACCACAGGGTCTAGGGGGTATGTGGCTAAAGAACCCAGTTAGCGGTTTCTGGTACAGCCTACGCAGTGAGAAGGACCGCTTCAGTACACTTAATCAAGGCACAGGCGTCTACTGCTTTGACACTTGGGTTAAGCACTGTCGTAAGGATGGTGTCAAAACGATAGGACAGTTCCACGATGAAATTATCACTTTGGTAAAAGCGGGAAAGGAGACACAAGAGAAGATTAGTATGGAAGATAGTATAGAACGGTTGAACGATGAGTTACAGTTAAATGTCCCATTGGGAACAGATGTGCAATTTGGCAACAGCTATGCGGATATTCACTAACCTATGAAAAAAAGTTGGCACTTAGGTTTACAAAACTGGATTTAGGTGCCTAATATAAGATACACCCTTAATGAAAGGACTCGGCAAATGGCTAACATTACTTATGAAATGGATATGGTTTTAGAGTATGCCAAGGTGTTCAAAGAGAATGCTGACTATGGGAATCCAGAATCTCCCATGAAGTTTATCCGTGACTTAAATAAGAACGGCGGTAAGACTTGTGTTAACGCTTACTTCACCTCTGATAAGCAAATACAGAAATTGCTAGATGAGGGTTTTGACAGGATGGTTACTAACCCTCAAACTGGACAAAAAGTTGACCGTATCAAAGATGGAAAAGAAGAGTTTGGTATCGGTAAATATCTACACCTACAGCGTAGAATTACAGACGTTAAAGAGTATGTGGACAAGAAGACTAAAAAACTTAAGACCTTTGAGGCTGGAGGGATGCCTTTAATCGTTGACTTAAGGGATGGTCGTGAAAATCGTCGCTTCTGGGATTTTGAGGAAGACGGTGAACTTGGTAATGGCACTGAGGCTAAGGTTAGTTTTGAAATCTATAACAAGACTACAGTTAGGCTTAAGAACATTGGTGTAACTAAACTTTCAGTCTGGGAGCAACAAACTCCTGAAGCTGAAGAAATCCCCTTTTAAGGTTTAATCAAATGGCTAAATTGACGGTAACATACGAACACACAGAAGAAGAGGATGGCTACAATAGTAAGACTACTATAGAGAGGTTTAATGTTAACAATCTTGAAGATATGGCCTTTCACTTCTATGAAGTTGTGGTAGCTAGTGGTTTTGTAGCTGAATCTGTAGCTATAGAGAAATCCGACGGTAAGATGGTCTGGTCAACATGGTAGTAGGCAAGGTTCTCATAGATGGTGACATAGTAGCTTATCGTGCCTCTATAAGTGCTGAGAAAGACTTTGCAAATGTTGCAATAGAAAAGGCTGATGCTCTTATGGAAGAGATTATCTCTGAGACTTGCCCCTTCTCAGACCCAGATAGCTACGAAGTTTACCTTACGGGTAAAACTAACTTTAGGAACGACATAGCTAAAACTGCTGTTTACAAGGGTAATAGGAAGGATAAAATAAAACCCAGACATCTACAAATAGTTAGAGACTACTTATCCATGAGTTATGATGCTACTATAAGTGCGGGGGAAGAAGCTGACGATCTTATATCTAAGGCTGTTACAAGACTTGGCCCAGAGACTATAGTCGCATCTATAGATAAGGATATGTTACAACTAGCTTGTCATCATTATAACTTTGTAAAGAAGGATTGGTCACAAGTAGATGAGTGGGAGGGCCTAAAGTTTTTCTATACTCAGATACTTAGCGGTGATGTAGCCGACAACATAAAAGGGATCAAAGGTGTTGGCCCTGTTAAAGCTGGTAAGTTACTTAAGGATTGTACGACAGAAGAGGAACTGTGGTACGCTTGCTTAGAGGCTTATGATGGTGACTATGACCGTGTAGTAGAAAATGCCCGACTACTATGGCTAAGGAGAAGAGAGGAAGAGTTATGGGAGCCTCCAACAGTGAGAGACGGAGACACGCAATAAAGAATGGATACCGATCTGGCTTGGAAGAGGATATATCTAAAGACTTGACTGAACGGGGTGTAGACTTTGAATATGAGAAGCTAAAGGTAAGATGGCAACTCTTAGAATATAAGACCTACACCCCAGACTTTAAGTTACCCAACGGTATTATCATTGAGAGTAAGGGCAGGTTCGTTGCAGCGGATCGTAAGAAGCATCTTAAGATTAAGGACCAACACCCGTTCCTTGATATTAGGTTTGTGTTCTCTAACTCTAGGGCTAAGTTAAACAAAGGTGCAAAGAGTACTTATGGGGGTTGGTGTGACAAGCACGGTTTCTTATATGCAGATAAAAGGATACCCGACGAATGGTTGTTGAAAACTTAGCTACCTTTAAGGTACACAAAGTAAAGGATGGTCCCTACCAAGACGAAGAGGATGGTATGTGGTGGTTGTTATGCTGGGTAGAAGATTGTGACCCAGAAGACCCAGATGATGCTATGTTTGATGAGGAAGTCCCCTTCTCTACATTCACTAACGCATACAACTTCAAGAAACACTTTGAGAGTTCTATTGACCCTATCTTAATAGAATTTCGTGCTGGGATGGAGATTAAGTATGACGGGTAAAACAGCTATCGTATTCTCTTGCGCTCATGTGGACCCATCAGTAGGAAATGAAAGGTTTGATTGGCTAGGGGAACTTATCTATGAGGTCAACCCACACTACATCATT